GACCATTAGCTACGCTGGGGTTAATCCAGCCGCTAATCAATTAATTAACTGCGCCCGTGGGCAGAACGGCACAACTGCCGCTTCACACACTGCTGGCGCGGCTGTAACTCAACAAAACATACCTTGCTTTAATCTGTGGCCTACACCAAATGCGCCGGGGGATCAGTACACGCTGGTCTATTGGTACCTGCGCCGGATTCAGGATGCTGGCACGGGCGTAACAGAGCAGGACATCCCGTTCCGTTGGCTTAATTGTCTGATTGCTGGGTTGGCTTACCACCTGTCAATTAAGTTGGCTGACGTGCCCCAAGACCGGGTGATGTTCTTAAAGGCTGAGTATGAGGATCAGTTTGGCTTAGCTTCTACGGAGGATAGAGAGACTGCGCCGGTGCGATTTGTGCCGCGTAACCTCTTCTATTACAACTAATGCCCAATAAATTCTCTTCCGGCAAGTTTGCAATCGCCCAGTGTGACCGGTGTAATTTCCGGTTTAAGCTGAAGGAGTTGCGGATTCAGACTCTTAAGACCAAACCATACAAGGTTAAGGTCTGCAAGACATGCTGGGACCCCGATCATCCGCAGTTGCAGCTTGGTATGTATCCGGTCAACGACCCCCAAGCTGTGCGGGAAGCCCGTCCAGATAACAGCTATATCTTGTCTGGTAATAACGGCCTTTTGATCGACGAGTATTCAAGCGCACCGACTCAGTTGGCTGCTGGTAGCCCAGAGGGTGGTAGCCGGGTGATTGAGTGGGGTTGGGCACCCGTAGGCGGGGCACAGGCAAACGATGCAGGATTGACACCCAACGTCCTAGCATTAGGTATTACTTTGGGTACGGTTACTGTAGCTACAACTTAAGGAGCAAAGAATGAAGCACGAGGACATCAAAAAAGACAAGCCTATGATGGAAAAGGTTGCCAAGAAGGCAGTCAAAGGCCATGAGAAAAAGATGCATGGCATGAAAAAAGGTGGCCCAACCAGCATGGACATGAAGCGTATGGGCCGTAATCTGGCTCGCGCAGCTAACCAGCGGTCTACCGGAAGGGGTCGATAATGGCTAAATACAGTCAAAAAGTCATGGGTAAAGAAGTGGGCGCTGCTGAGACTTATGCTGCCCCGCACACCATGACGGGCAAAATGCTTAGTGAGAAAGAAATAGAACGTTCGGTGGTGAAAGATCCTAGCGTTAATGGACCTTCTACGAACGTTCTAAATATCTCCGTAGCCGGTATCAGTAAAGGCAATTACACCTCTGTTAATCCATACGGCACAGGCGTAATGCGTGGTTATGGCGCTGCAATTAAAGGCCGCAAGATCAGCGGGAAGATGGGCTAATGAATTACACTGAACTGTCAAACGCTATTCAGGAATACACGCAGAACTACGAAACTGATTTCGTAGGGAATATACCTGCTTTTGTTGAACAGGCTGAGCAGCGGATTTACAACACGGTTCAGTTTCCGTCGATTCGTAAGAATGTGACGGGGTTTACTACTTCTGGCAACAAGTATTTGTCTTGCCCGTTGGACTTTTTGGCTGTCTATTCGATGGCTGTGGTTAGTGGTACCGAGTACACCTACTTGCTTAATAAGGATGTGAACTACATCCGTGAGGCGTACCCATCCACTGCTTCAGCCAACAATGGACTACCTAAGTACTATGCTTTGTTTGGCCCAGCCACAACGAATACCAACCCGGCAGTCATTACTAATGAGTTGACATTTTTGCTTGGCCCAACACCGGATGCCATGTATACGGTGGAGCTGCACTATTATTACTACCCGGAATCAATTGTACAAAGTCCGGTTACTTCACTTGGAACAATAACGGCTGGCTCTGGCTATACAAATGGCACGTACTTCAACGTCCCGCTTACTGGTGGGTCAGGTAGTGGTGCAGTAGCTACAGTTACTGTAGCCGGTGGGGTAGTGACAGCAGTCAGCTTAACTAAGGGTGGGTCACTATACACCGTGGGCAACACGCTGTCTGCTTCAGCTTCTAGTCTTGGTGGGGCAGGTTCAGGCTTTTCTGTGCCGGTTGCAACTGTGGGTAACTCTACAGGCACGTCATGGCTGGGCGATAACTTCGATTCTGTACTGCTCTACGGTTCACTTTTTGAAGCCTACACATTTATGAAAGGTGAGGCTGACATGATTGCTCTGTATGGGCAACGGTATCAAGAAGCCTTGGCTCTGGCTAAACGCCTTGGCGATGGTATGGAGCGCGGTGATGCTTACCGTGACGGTCAAATTAAATTGCCGGTGACATAATGCCTTTTACTGGAAACGCCACCTGCAACGTATTTAAACTTGGCTTAATTAATGGTCAGTTTAACTTTGATGGTACTCAGTCGTACAAAATTGCGCTGTATAACAATTCAGCAACATTGAATGCCCAGACTACCGCTTATACAACAAACGGCGAGATTACGGGCAGTGGATACGTGGCTGGGGGTAGTTTATTGACCCCTACCGAGGGTATTGCTGATGGGGTGGCTTATGTCACTTTTGCAAACGTAACTTGGTCGGGTGCGTTCACTGTTCGTGGCGCTCTCATTTATCAAGTAAGTGGTGGGGCAGCAGTTTGTGTCCTTGATTTCGGGAGCGACAAAGTATCCCAAAACACTTTTACCGTTGAGTTCCCCGTTGCCGGGGCGACGACGGGGTTAATTAGACTTTCATAAGGAGTTAATGATGTTTAACGAAAAGGCAAAATCTACCGACCTGACCGTCGCTTCCGTGTCGGCTGGTGTTGGTGCAAAAGAGCGTATCGGTGCTGGCGGTGTGTTTCATTTTAAGTGCTATGACAAAGATGGCAACCTGAAGTGGGAAGACAAGGCGCACAATCTCGTGGTTAACCAAGGTCTGCAGGATATGAACACTCAGTATTTCAAGGGTTCTAGCTATTCTGCTACTTGGTATCTGGGGCTGATTAACAATACCCCTTCTCCCGCTTATAACGCTAACGACACGTTGGCATCTCATGGTGGCTGGAACGAGACTTCTTCTTACACCGGTAACCGTAAGGCTGTGACGTTTGGTACGGCTTCTACTGCTGATCCATCAATTATTGATAACGCAGCTTCACCAGCGTCATTTTCGATTACTGGCACAGTGACTGTAGCTGGCGCGTTCTTGGCTTCGGTTGCTACGGGTACTTCGGGAATCCTGTTCTCAGCTTCAACTTTCCAGGCTCCCGGCGCTCGTTCAGTTGTGTCTGGTGACACGCTGTCTGTAACTTATCAATTCAGCCTTGACGCTGCGTAAGGAGTAAAACATGGCAACTAAATTTACAAAAGGCCAAGAAGTAAAAGTGGTTGGTATCATCCCCCAAGGTCCGGTTAAGGCACTGCGGATGGATGAAGATGGCAACTTTTATTATCTGATCGAGTGGACTGATGCTAATGGCAATGCCCATGAGCGTTGGTTTGACGAGGCGGATCTAGCAGCAGCGTAATATGTTCGGGGCAGCACCTTTTGCGGCGACACCGTTTGCGGGTCTATCTGGTGGCTTCTTTGCAGCAGCCATTAATGAGACAGCAAATGCAAGCGATGTCGTCTCTGCACAAGGTGTTTTCCTCCGTTCAATACTAGAGTCTGCTGTAGCATCTGAGACAACTGCCGCTGCACTTTCTTCTTCCGCAGCAGTTTCGGAATCCGCTGTTGGGTCTGTAGCTACAAGCTCAGTTCTTGCGGCAGTAGGTCTTGTTAGCGAAACAGCAATTGGTGCTGATGCAGTAAGTAGTAACTTCTCGGTCAATAGCCTGATTTCTGAGTTTGGGTATCCAGTTGAAACCGTATCGGCTGGGTTAGTTGCTGTAAATTCAATATCAGAGTCTGCTGTTGCATCCGAGACTGTAAGTAGTTCCTTCTCTACTAATGGCTCCGTAATAGAATCTGCCACGGCATCTGAAACTACTGCAGCAGATAAATTTATTGGTGTTGTAACCGACGAGTCAGCCACCGCTTCTGAAACTGTAAGTGCTGTCGGGGCGCTTACTTCTGTTGCCGCTGAGTCAGTC